TCACAATATTGGTACACTTATTAATTATGAAAAGGGTAGCGATGGCGTTGCATATGGAATTATTAAAGAAAATCATGATTATTTCATAAAAAAAGCCGGAATTAAATCTGACTTAAATGCATCTGATTTTGCCTATATTGGTGGTTTAGAAAATATTAATGAATTTCGTTATAAAAGTTTATCTACTGCGGATAAACAAAGAAACATGATATTAATGAATATTAATGAATCTGCAAAATTCAAATTAAATGATAAAAATACTAAAATCAATATCAAAGAAATATTAAACGAAGATTATGATGATGATTATGTTCAAGGTGGTGATGATCCATTAGAAGGAAATTCAGGAACATTAAAATTACAAAGTGGTGAACAATATAATATAGCATTTGATGGCGTAAAACAAATAACACCAGATATGTTTACGTTTAAATTTGGAACATCCAAAGAACCTTTCAAAAATTTCAGCGTGCAAGTATCTAAAGAAAATTTAAAAAATTTAATTGCCGGTAATGAAATTAATATTAATATTGGTAATGGTCAAACTGGAATGTTATCAATGAAAAGTAACAATTCACATGGCATAAACCCCGAACTATATAAGTTATATGAAGATATTGCAAAAGATGAAATTGATAAGGCTTCTGAAAAAGTACCTGAATTAGATGCTGCAGCAGATGCTGAACAAGCACCAGATTCTGGCATGGGTGTTGATAATACTGGTAAAGACGGTATTGATCAAACAAATCCAGTAATTCCTGATCTTGGTGATAATGACCAAATTCCAGAACCAACAAGTAAAACTAGTGGTGGAACTGAAGGCGGTTTATCTGCTACTGATGATACAAATGCTGAAACACCAAATGATAGTACTGAAATAGAACCTGAAGCGGGTGCTGAAGGTGCTACAGAACCAGCAGAAACTCCAGAAGAAACAGGTGAAGATGATTTAACTAAATCTATTGGAAAATTAACAAATACCATTCGTAAAACTGAAATGGAACCAGTTGAAGTTAAATCACATCTTAAATCACTTATTGCAGCATTTAAAGATAAATTACCAGAATTAGAAATTGAAGATCGTAAAGAAATTGCAAATAAAATAATTAAGGTAGTTGCTGGTGGTGAAGAAGATTTAGAACAAAATCTACCCGATGAACCAGTTGAAGAAGAAAAGTGTGCAGAATGTGGAGGTTTTACACAATATGCAGAATCTAGAGGTTATACTAAAGATTCTATAATGGAAGCCGATGATGAAGAAATGGGTTCATTAATTTCAGGTTATGCAAATGCACATAATGATGGTAAAAATGATGGTGATGGTGAAACTGTTGCATTGTTTACAAATAAAGCTATTGCAGAATCATTAAAAGAAGAATATGGTCAAGATTCATATGTTTCTGAAATACTAGAACCAGTAATGAATAAACTTAACGAAAATAGCGATGAAGATAATATAGCTAAGATTAATGAACTTAGTTGGGGTGGAATAAAAAATGCTGTTGGTAGCGTTGGAAGTGGAATAAAAAATGCTGTTAGTGGCGTTGGAAACGGTGCAGTTAAAGATATTGGTAAAAACATTGCACAGGGTGCAAAAAATATTGGCACTGGTGTAAAACAAGGTTATAATAAAGGTGTTGCTAATGATACTGTTGATCAAATTACAAAATTAGCACAAGAACTAAAAACAAAAATTGATGGATTAAATTCTGCAGCAACAAAAGCTGGTCAAGAACCCATTGATCCTAATAAGATTTTGGATATTATTAAAACACAAATAACGGATAGAACCGTTAAAAGTAATCCCGGAGCAACTGCTGCATATCAAAACAGAGGTGCAGCCAATTTAGGTAGTCTTAAATTAAAAGAAAGTGTTGAAGTAAAAGAAGGTGTTACTATTAGTACATTATCAACTCCAACAACTGCAGCAACAACAGCTACGGATAAAGCAAAAGGATTTCCTGAAACTGCTTTAAATAAAAAAGCATTTGAAATTATAAAGAAATCACCACCACCATTGGGTGGAAAACCAAAGAAAACAATTATGGGTGAAGATGTTTCAGCACCAATTGAAAAAAATGGTAGTCCAATGGCAAAATCAACAACTGCTCCAACAACCGCAAAAGATAGTACTCTTGGTGGAAATATGTTAAATGATAAAGGTTTTGAAACAATAAAGAAATCACCACCACCATTGGGTGGAAAACCAAAGAAAACAATTATGGGTGAAGAATTAGCACCCGATGCTGGTAATGTAGCAATACAACCTAATATGATTAAAGAAATTGATGATTCTGAAACCGAACCAATCGATAAAACAACCGATGAACCAGACGAAATTACATCTGAACCTAGTGTTGATAATATTGAAACAACTCCAGAAATTGGATTTGTTCCAGATTCACAAAATTTAGGTGTTGGTGGATTAGAACCAAAAGGTATGGGTACAAGCATAATTGATGTGAATGTTGATGCTAACGCAAAAACATTAAATATTCAAATGAACGAATCTCAAATAAGAGTTCGTAATTATGTTAAAGCTAAAATTGAAGAACTTGCTGGCTTAAGAAAACCAAGTTTAAATGAAAATAAAAAATCAGCAAAAATAATTGAATTAGATAAATTAATTACCGAACAATATAAATTATATAATTCAATTAAGAGAAAAAAATAAATTAACTTTCTTCTTTTCATATTTTTAGAATTTTATTTCAAAAAGCCACTTTTTATTGTGGCTTTTTCATTTTTAAATAGTATTTATAATTACGCAATTCAAATTAATTACATAATTCAAATTAATTAAAAAATACAAAATGATTATAAATACTGAAAATTTAGGGAGTTTGTCTCAAATTCAAATTAGAAATTTAATAACTCAACTTAATAATTTGATAACATATGGATCAGTTGCTTCAACCCCCCCTCCTAATCCAATTACTGGAATTGGAACACCAAACCATGTATCCGCTTTTAATACACAAACATCAATAGGTAATACTATAATTACAATTAATCCTACTGATACTCAAACAGTTTTATTTAGTACAAATATGGGTAGCGGTTCTGGTAATAATTTATTTATAGGTGGTAGTGGACAACAAAATACAAATGGAAATAGTAATACTATTATAGGTATGTTGGCTGGTTGCTATAATAAAACTGGAAATAATAATACATTTTTAGGTACGGTTGCTGGTTTTAATAATTTAATTGGTTCTGATAATACCTTTCTTGGTTTTTCGGCTGGTTTATCTAACACTACAGGAAATTCAAATACTTTTATTGGTTCAAATAACGGCATACACAATACAACAGGATGTTTTAATGTATTTGTTGGTAATTATGCTGGTCTAAATAATACTACAGGTAATAGTAATACTTTTATTGGTGCTCAGGCAGGTCAAGCCAACGTATTGGGGATTTATAATACATTTGTTGGTGCTACTGCTGGTCAATCTAATAATAGAGGTATTAAGAATACATTTCTTGGTGCTCAGGCAGGTCAAAATAATAATACAGGCACTGACAATACATTTGTTGGATTTACATCTGGAACTATGAATAGTAGTGGTATTGGAAACACTTTTATTGGTTCAAATAGTGGCATGTTTAATACATCTGGATATAGCAATACATTTGTTGGTTATAGTAGTGGGGTGGTTAATTCAACAGGAAATATGAATACCTTTATTGGTTATGAAGCTGGTGATAATAATTCAACAGGAAATAGAAATACATTTATTGGCAATGAAGCTGGTTTTGGCAATACTACTGGAAATATGAATACTATGATTGGTGATAATAGTGGTTATTTTAATTCAATTGGTTGTAGTAATACTTTTATTGGTACTTCGGCTGGTCATTGGAATACTATTGGATTTTCAAATACTTTTATTGGTTCAAATAGTGGATTAAATAATTCAACAGGAAATTCAAATACGTTTATTGGAACTTCGGCTGGTAAGTGTAATACAACTGGATGTAATAATAATTTTATTGGTAGTTCTACTGGTATGTTCAATACTAGTGGTTGGGATAATATATTTTTAGGTACTTCTGCTGGATATTGTAATACAATTGGAAATAATAATATATTTTTAGGAACATTTGCTGGTTTTAATAATACAATTGGTATTGATAATACTTTTATTGGTTCAAATAGTGGATTAAATAACACTAATGGATGTATTAATACATTTATTGGTGGTGTTGCTGGTATGCTCAATACAACAGGATGTTTTAATGTATTTGTTGGTAATTATGCTGGTCTAAATAATACAACGGGATCATCTAATACTTTTATTGGTACTCAGGCAGGTCAAGGCAATAGTATTGGAATTTATAATACATTTGTTGGTGCTACTGCTGGTCAATCTAATAATGGAAATTCAAATACTTTTCTTGGAACTCAGTCAGGTGGTCAGAATTCATTAGGTTCTGCTAATACATTTGTTGGAACGTTTTCGGGTATGTATAATATAAATGGATGCGACAATACATATGTTGGTACTGCGGCTGGTAATTGCAATTTAAGTGGTTATTCAAATACTTTTATTGGTTCAGAGAGTGGATATAATAATCGTAGTTTTGGTAACACTTTTATTGGTGGTGATGCAGGTTATTATAACACAATTGGTGCTAATAATACATTTAGTGGTTTTGAAGCAGGGTTACAAAATACTATCGGATGTAACAATACTTATTATGGTTATCAAGCAGGTACTGATAATATAACTGGTTCTACTAATGTGTTTATTGGAAATTATGCTGGTAATTATGAAACAACATCCAATAACTTATATATTGATAATATTAATAGGGGTGCATCATCAAACATGATAAATAATTCACTAATTCATGGTATATTTAATTCTAATTCAAATTGTCAAAGTGTTACGTTAAATGCAGTTCTTAATCTAAAAACAATGACAGCAATGCCATCTAGAACAACAGGTACAATATTTATGAGTGGAGATACACATTTATACTTATATAATGGTACTACTTGGAAACAATTAGATAATTAAAATTAACTTTCTTCTTTTCATAGTGTTATTTTTTTTTAAAAGCTATCAAAAAATGATAGCTTTTTTTATTTAAATAGTATTTATAATAAATTATAAATTTCATGAAAGAGTCAAATGATGATAACGCACTAAAATTAATTTATGTTTTAAAAATTGGATATAATTCAAAATATGAAGGAATTTACGAATTTATATTTTCTACCGATGAAACACATATTGATATTGAAGCATGGTGTTGGGATTTAATACCAGCATGCCAAAATGCACAACCTCCAACAGAAGAATATGTAAGTAAAATAATTAATTTAAAAACAAATAAATTTAATCTATTTTGTTTACATGAAGATACTTCTAGACCATACATGCATGGTTATCACACCATTCATGCATTAGCATATGAAACTGACGAAGGTGGACCAACTGATGATAATGGATTCGATCAATTTGACGAAATATTGGGTGAACAAGAAGAATTACCATTATTAGTATTTCATTACGGTATGACATTAACCAAAGTAAAAGAACTTTTAAATGCAAGAAAAATAATATTAAAAAATAACGAATTTATAGAAAGTTCAAGTATTAAATTTGAATAAGTGATCGAGAGCAAAAGGTATTACAATTCAATACGTATTGCGCTTTAAAACTTTATTATATACAAAAATGAGTGATTTAAATATTGATATTAAATTAGAAGATAAAGAAGATGATTCTATTTATCCTGAACACGTACCCGTTATACCTTATAATGCTGTTAGAGAAAGAGAAAAAGAAGAAAGACGTAAACTTGTTGAAAAATTAAAAAAACAAGCAGGTAAAGTACAGCCAATTATTGTTACAAAATCTGGTCAAATAAAAAAAGCCAGTGAATTATCAAGATTAGAACAAGAAGATGAAGTTATTAAATGTGCTTCAAATCCAATTTATTTTATTGAAACATATTTAAGAGTATTTGACCAAACACAAGGAACTGCTGGTTTAATTGTATCGTTCATTTTATTTAAATTTCAAAAAGAGTTAATTAATGCTTATCTAGATCATACATTTACCGTTGTAAATAAATATAGACAAGGTGGAGTTTCAACGGTTTCTTGCGCATATATTTCTTGGTATATCATGTTTAATAAAAACAGATCGGTTGCTATTGTTGCCGATAGACTTGATACCGCAAGAGATGAATTAATGAATGATGTTGTTGATTTTATTGAAGGTTGCCCTGATTGGTTAAGACCCAAAACTGGTGTTGAAGCAGAAAGAAAATTTAAAGATACACAAAAATTAAAAAGATATGATAATGGTTCTCAATTAGGTGCTTTCTCTTCAAAGGGTTTAAGAGGTTATACACCAACATTGTTGTTTTGGGATGAAACCGCTTGGACTGATAAGGGTGATAAGTTCTGGACTTCAGCCAAACCAACATTACAAACAGGCGGTGCTGCAATATTAGTATCGTGTGTAACTAAAGATACTTATATTTACACAAATAAAGGAATAAAACAAATTAAAGATTTTATTTCAAATGAAGAATTAGGTGTACATTTTGTTGATGATTATTCGATTTTGGGAATTGATAAACTAAGAAATGGTAATATATTTTTCAATAATGGTTATGTTGATACATTAAAAATAAAAACAACTTTTACTGAATTAGAATCTAGCTTAAATCATAAATTTTGGGCATATAAAATAAAAGATAAAAAATATAATTGGTATAAATCATCTGAATTAGAAATTGATGATTATGTATCAATTCAATATGGAATGAATATATGGGGTAATAATAATGACTGTAGCAACTTTAAACCCACCAAATCTAAACACATAAAAAACATATTTGAACCTCAAACAATAACAACAGATATTGCATATTTAATTGGACTATACATTAGTGAAGGTTGTGGAAATTTAAGAAAAAATAGAATGCATAATTATTATGGAATCACAATAACATGTGGTGATGATGTCTCATTAACCTTAAAAAAACTCAATTTAAATTATTATACTAAAGATAATTTACATTATAAAATAAATACATTAAATCTTTCTGAATTTTTTGAATATTTAGGTTTTGATTTATCAAAAAAAGCACCACAAAAAATAATACCTTCTCGTTTATTTGAAATGAGTAAAGAAAATATTATTGCAATGATTCAAGGTATTATGGATGGCGATGGTTGGGCATCACATAAGAAAAAAGAAAATCAATTAAGAATTGGCATTTCCTTATCGTCAAAAGAATTAGTTGATCAAATTAGAATTCTTTGGGGTAATTTTGGTATTTTAACTGATTATTATGAAATTTTACAAAAACCAACAAAAAAAGTAAAGGTTAGTTCAATGTCATATAGAATTACTGCATGCGGTTCATTTGCTGAAGAATATTTTAATAAAATTGGTTTTGGATTTGAAAGAAAACAAAACATTTTAAATAAATATGATAAAATAAAATTAAAACATGCTGGCGTTATTGATAACATTCCTAATGGAAATAAACATCTTAAAGAAATTTATAGCCAAATTAAATCATACGGTAAATTAAAAGAATTAAGAAAAAATGGAATTAAATTAAATAGTACCATATGGAGAGATAATAAAAATGAATCAAGTTCTAGAAAAGTATTATTAAAATTAATTGAATTAGAAAAAAATAACATATCTGAAGAATATTTAAATAATATTAATCATATTATTAATAAAAATATTTATTGGACAAAAATAAAGTCAATTGAAAAATCAAAAAACTATACTTATGATTTTTCATTATCAAATAATACTATCGAAGATAATGAATTCCATCAGTCAGTCATTGATAATCAATTAATTACCCACAATACTCCCAACGGTCTTGACGCTGTTTTTTATAAAACATTTGATGGAGCAAGAAAGCATGAAAATAATTTCTTTGCTGTTGAATTGTGGTGGTTTAATGACCCAAGATATAATAAAGAATTGGTTTGGTTAAAAAATAAAGGTAAGGAAAATGAAATAAAATTAATTGATGAAAATTGGACAAATGAATATAGAATAAGATTAATGGATGATGGTTGGGAAGCTAGCTCACCTTGGTTTGAACGTCAAGTACGTGATGCTAATGGTGATATGAGAAAAATTGCACAGGAGATATTGTGCATTGGATCAGATTCATTAGTTAAAATTGGTAATAAATTTACAGGTTCAATTGAATTAATTAAAATATCTGAACTTTATAATTTATTAACAAATCATGGTATTCTATATTTAGATACCGCAATTAATGATACATTTGTTATTTATAATAGTAGAAATGATTTTGTTGAATTTTTTGGTGTTTCTAAATCTCATAAAGATATTGCATATAAAATAACATTAGAAAACAATAAATCAATTATTGTTAGTGAAGATCATATATTTTTAGCGAGTAGTAGAAATATGGTAGCTAAAGACTTAATTCCAAATGTTGCATATTTATCAACAATTGATGGTGATTTCTTCGTTCAAAGTGTCGAAAAAATTGATGGTTGTGATTTTTATGATATTGTTGATTCTGAAGATTGTGATTATTACGCTAATGATTTTTTAAATCACAATTGCAGTTTTTTGGGGTCTGGCGATAATTTTATTGCCGAAGAATATCTTAAGAGAATACAAGATAATGAAATACAAGTGCCAATACGCCAAGAATATTTAGATAGAAATATGTGGATATTTGAAGACCCATTACCATTAGAAGATTATATCATTGCAGTAGACGCATCACCCGGACATGGTGAAGATTATTCAACAATTAATATATTAAAAAAGAATGAAATAATTGAAGAAAAACCAGTAACAAAAAATGGCAAAACAAAAAAAGTAAAAATACATAGAAATAAAGTAGAACAAGTTGCAGAATATTATGGTAAAGTAACTCCACAAACATTAGCCGAAATTGTTTATCAATATGGTAGATTATATAATAATGCATATTGTGCCGTTGACATTACTGGCGGTTATGGCGTACAAACAATTGAAAAATTATTAGAAATTGGTTACGAAAATATTCATTATGCTGAAGTTTCTCATAAACCATCCAGAGATAGATTAAGTGGTTATATTAAAAAAGGACAAAAAAGTATGATGGATGGTTCAGTAATTACTGTTGATTTAATACCCGGATTTTATATCGGTAGTAATCGTGCTTCGGTTTTACTTGAATTACAAAGAGCAATTCATTTGGAAGATGTTATTATCCGTTCATCTAGATTATTGAGTGAATTAAAAACATTTGTTACAGTACCCGGTAATAGAGTTGCTGATCATAAACGTTCATTTCACGATGATTCCATCATGGGTATGTCAATTGGATTATATACTCTTAATTTTGATATGGCAAGATTTAAACAAAATAAAGGTATTACCGAAAAAATGATAAATGCCTTTATGACAGTTAATGATATTGAAGGAATGAAAATAAAACAAGAATTAGAAGATAGAAAAAATGGAATTTTTAATACCAAATCGCCATTGATAAATCCAAGCAATAATCCTGAATTAAATACACATCTTGTAAATTCATGGTTATTTACGGGAATTAAACAAAGATAAATTTATTGTGACATCATATCAAAAAGAGCATTATCATCAGGGTTTTTTATTAATGAAATGCTATTAAATATTGAATAAATAATAGAAGCAGCTTCATCATTTGATTCAATATTATAATTTTTTAATCCTTCTTTTATAATCAATCCAATCTCTTTTATTCCTGTATAATAAACTTTATTTATATTTGATGCAATTTCTTTTAATTTTGGATTTTTGGAAAGGATTTCATCAGCAATAATATCTGTTTGATCAGGTTTTTCATTATTATAATCATCAACGGGGTCTTCATCTGTACCATGCGATAATGTTGATTCATTTAAATTCATTTCTGGATTTACTTGATTCATTATTCTAAATAACCTTTCTTTTGAATTTACATCTTTCATAATAAAATATTTATAATAAATACTAATAATTATTAAATAGTTCAATTTTTTTATATTCTAAAAATATAGGTTTCAATATTTTATCATCATTATCACACAACTCCCAAAGAATTCTTTCATAATATCTTCTTCTAGTTGCATATTCTATCGATTCAATTTCATGTTTTGCTAATTTTTCACCCAATTTATTCCATTTAAAATAAATTTGAATACACAATTCTTCAATATTTAACTCTTTCATAATAATAGGTTGTTTAATTTATCCTCAATTTTTTCATTATATTTAATTCTTATAAGTGAAATCTTATTATTATTACAATAATTATTTTTTATATTATCTCGTTTTTTTCTTAATTCAAAAGCAATTTCTCCACCAAAAAATTTATCTAATTTGAAATGTTGTTTACCGTCAAATTCAATACAGACGTTTAAATCTGGTAAATAAAAATCAAAAGGCAGTTTATTAACTGATTTACAGTCA